TCATCGGGGCCCAAATCACCTACTAAACTAATTATTAACACAAATTCCATCATAGTTCTTTCCCACAAGACTCACAAAGAACAGGCTGACTCTCTGTCTTTTGCTGTTTATACCTACAATGCTTACACCGTATTCCAAATATTCTATCATACCCGTCGTTAAATGCCTTGTTATTTGTGGGTCTTTGTTTACTACCTTTTCCTGCTTCGTGAGACATTACCAAAAAGCCTCCAATCTTCCTTTGCGTCTTATTAAATGTCCTTGCATAGTAATTCTATATTCATTAGGTACATATTCTTTAAGCCCTGCTATTCTGTGAAACGCCGTGCCGTCATGCAAAATCATGCGCCCTTTTTCATAAGGAATGTGTTGCATTCGGCAATATTTATCTAAGTAATCTATACCTGCTCCAGATGCTGGCTGTTCAATGGGTATAGTAAATGTATATGGGTCGATTGATCCTAGTCCTAATGTCTCATGAGGAAAATCTTGATGCCAGTTTCCAGCAATATCTTTTACTATAAACACAGGGTCGCTTGGAAAAATATGAAAGCCTGGGCATCGTAAGTCCCAAGAAAGATTGATAGGTTCATGAAAATATTCTTCTAAAGTTTGTAATGTGTATTCAATTAAATCTCCGAATTCACCAAGAATAACACTATTTTCATAGCGAATATCTTTTATGTACTCAGGAGTCTTACCATCAAGATAGGCGCTGCGTCCGAGGGTAAAGAACGGATACTCTTGAGACCGACTAATCCATTTGTTCGTAAGATTATAAACTCGTTCAGCGATGTCGTTTGTGTCAATCTTTAAATTAAATCGCGCGTAGTTCATTATGTTCTGCTTTCCAAAAGAGTATAATTTCCTATTGCATAAGTCTTAATAATTTTACCGTTTGCCTCATCACCAACTTGCATGGGGGCAATCCAAACTTTTTTACCAGAAGCACTTAAAGTTCTCCAGTGGCCTCGTCGCCAATGTTGTCGAGGAGACGCATGCGTGCCATGAGAGGACGAAGGGTCTGTATGAGTTTTTTTCCCTGTAATTTTAGCTATTTTAAAATCAATTAAAGGGACTTTACCTTTAACTAATCTTTTTTTATTTTTTGTTGCGCTTCTAGATGAAGGAATAGAAATATAAAATTCGCCTTCACTTAAAGTCATTTTATGAATAGCTACCAGCGCTGTTGCAAAAGCTTGTGATATAGACAGCTCGTCCAAACTAAAAGGCGGTTTTTCTAATTCTGTGCAAAAAACACCGCGTTCTTTATCAAGCCTAATTAAAAGTTTAAAAAGTCCGGGCGCACGGCTAATGCGAGATACCCCAAATATTGTTACTACAACTCCCTCATTAGATTCGCTAATAAAATACGGTATCATTGTATCAACATTTCCATCCATCTCTTTAAAATATTTAAACCCCGCAAAAAAAGTCATTTTAGGAAAAGGTAACTTTAAAGAATCTATTGTTTTAAACTCCTCAAGAAGATTGTTAGCCTTTGTATTAAGCACCAAGTCAGGTTCTACTATAACTATTGGACTTGATAATAGTGGATCAATAATCTCTTTATTATATTTACCAGATGCTACATGATTTATAACTGATATAATATTTGATTTTACATGTGTGCCCATCTTGAGCACGTCTCGAACACTTTTAAATCCTCTGTTAAACCCTATTTCAAAAGATGAACCTTGGGGTATTTCTGTTTTATTAACAGTCTCCATAATTATCAGCAAAGCCTCCTTCATAGCCCCTTTCTTTTTTAATTAATTTAGTTATATATTCAAGTCTATACTCCCACGCTTCAAGTGCCGTAGTCGATATATCATCAAATATATCTGATTGTAACTTTTCAAATTTTAACATAGCTACTTTATCAAGAGCTTGTTTATACAAGTCCATCAATCCTTTTGTTTTAAATTCTTTATAATAGTTATCAACAAAGCGCCGAGTTTGTTCTTTTAATTGTTTTTCTCGTAAAAGTTCTAATTGTATTTTTTCTCTTTCTTCTTTTATTTTTGCAAGTTCTATTCTTCTTTCTTTTGCTTCTTTTTCTTCTTGTTTACGTTTAGTTTTTAATTCTTGTTTTCGTTTTTCTATTTCATCTACATAAGTAAGTGGAGTTATCTCATCTTCTATTTCATTTTGTAAAACTATTTCTCCCCCAAAGAACCAGTTTGTATTATTATCTTTTTCTTCTTTCTCTTTTTCATCTTTTCTAGAATGAGGATTATATGTCTGCACATAATGTTGGTCTATACCATTTAATAATTCTTCTTTTGTTGGAACCTCTGTATCATACTCAAGGGTATATAATCTGTCGGGATCAATCATATCCAAATAATCTATATACCCATTTACTTTCCAGTCCATATACCATTTTAAATCCCGAGTAATATAGGGCTCGTGTTTTCTAGAAACTCGACGTTTAACAGTCACCATAATTATCGGCAAAGCCTCCTTCACAAGTTACAGGTAATCCTTTTGCCCATACAGGCGCTATCTTCATTTTATCCATAATAAAATCTAAAGCTTCTTGAGATTTATCTTTAGGTGCTACACATACCACAGCATCATGCACGGTTAGCACAGGGCGATAACCTTTTTCAATAGAAAGCATCTGTTCGCCAATGACTATCCGTGCCAACGCTTGAACAACGTTCTCGGTTACAGCCCCACCCCAGATACTAATCCGTCCGCGTCTGGATTTATAAGTGTACCGATTATCCTTGAGTTCTAATTCAGGGTAATAAATATATAAGCCGTTGGGTAGTCTGAGTCCTTCCGGTGTTACTAGGATAGCTTGACGCCCATCTAAGTAATAAGCAGATTTATCTGCCGGCCACGAGGCCATGTCAGCCAGTGCTTTATCACATTCGTTCCATAGGTTTACCACTTCGTGATTAAGTTCCCGATAAAGACTCACTAGATTCTGTGCCTGCACCAAGTCTATTTCTATCCCCGCGTTCATTTTTAATACACTTTGCAATTTCAATAGTCCTGTACCATACCCAAGACCAAGAATACAAGTTTTACCTACTGCCCTTTGCGTTTTAGAAATGTTTGAAGTCTTATACACCCGTCGAGCAAAGTTCACATACACGTCTTCATTGTTTCTAAACTGTTCTAGTACGTCATGTTGGCCGGCTAACCATACCAATATCCTTGCTTCAATTTGTGATGAGTCAACGTTAATGATGGTGTGATTGTCGGGTGGTAGGATTGCATTCTTTAATGCTTTCTTCTTTGCGTCTCGAGCTGGCAAGTTTTGGAAGTTAACTTTATCAGAACCTGCCCACCGTCCTGTGTGAGCGCCGTAATACTTGAGGGGTATAGGTAGATACCCTTGGTTACGTTCGGCAATCCCAATAAACCGTTCAATGCGTGATTCTTCAATGGTAGATTTAGTGCCAAGACGCACACTGCATAGTTCTTGTATGAATGTATCTTCGTGTTCACATAGTTGTAAGAATGCCTCGTCACCCTTGGCAAGCGCATATGTTTCTTTCCCTGTTGTTGGGCTAATCTTTAATGGAACCTCAATGCCGTGTTCTTCTAACAGTTCAGCAAACTGTTTGTTGGAGGCCAAGATTTTTCTTACGTCTTCTTCAGATTCAACATTGAGTTTAGTTTGTAGTCCTCGAAGAAGTTTTTGTTTCTCACTTCTAACTTCATCAAGTCGGTCAGATAATAATTCAGTATTAAGTTTTAAGGTGGGTAAGATGAACATCTTTAAGGTAAGATCAATAAGTTTGAGTTCGTTAAGGGGGAACCCTTTAGATAAAATTTTGAATAAATCATAAGTTAGCTTTACATCATTCTTACAGTAAGAGCCATATTGTTTCAATTCGTATTCTTGAAAGTCTTCAAGGCGTTTGCCTTTAGCGTTTAAGACCTCAGTACCTTTCTTTCCTAGTCTGTAACGTTCAGCCAAATATTTAAGTGAGCCTCCGGCATCCACGCCGTGAATCGCGCGTGCCATTGATAGTGTATCGAAGTAGCCTGCCGGTTCAACGCCGTATCTCCAGTTAAGTATCGCGCCGTCAAACTGCGTGTTGTGACAAAGAAGCATTGAGTTTTTCCAATCAATTTGAGCGATATACTTTGAGACCAGTTCTTCTCCAGAAATCCAATCAATCTTTTCATTATTGATTTTTACCCCAACGCCAATAACTTGGAATTGAGGATCTTGGATATACTCTTCTGTTGTTAATCGATTAAGGCCGTAGCCAGTATCATAAAATGTTTCAAAATCAATCGTTACTATCTGCACTCATATCCTTTCTCTCTTTTTCATTTTTACAGTAACCTACTAAATTAAAGTTACCCATCTCGGTGGTATAAGCACAGTACCATTTGCCCCGGCAATAAAATTTTGCGTCCTGTTTGCACTTGTGACAAACTGCTTTTCCTACTTTAACTACCATGTTTGTATCGCTTTAACCTTTCTTTTGCTCGGTGATTCATATTTTTCTTTTCATCATCTGATGCATAAAGCCATCTGTCTAGGTCATCATAACTTCTACCACAAGCAATACACATAGGCTCATCTTCAAATTCTTCGTATCTACATACGTTCTTACAAGGGGACTTCGTGGTCATAGTTTATTAGCATAAAGTTCATGTTCATTACGACATTCAACGGAACACCAACGGCGAGCGTCTTTTTCTTTGATGGGGGCGTCACACCATATACATTTACCTGAATCATTCTCAGGTACGTTGGTATTGATTGACTGCATGGTCACTTTTAATTGACGCTCAACCTCATCATTCGCTATGTCTGCTTCATCTGCCACTTAGATTCCCTAAATATTTATTCCAATTAACTCCCATACGTTTTTGTGTTTTGGTCAAGACGGGAGGCAATTTTATTCTACCTTCTTCTTCTAATCTTTCCAATACAGAAATGTTACAACCCGCATACATAGCTATCCTTTTTCTATTTGTATCGGGGTTTTCTTTCATAAAACGTTTAGCTCGCGCTAAAAATTCTTCTTCTTGTGTTCTACTGTAATGAGTTCTAGGCATTTGTTTCCTTTCTTAAAATGGGGGTTCACCAAACTTGGCCGTGAATTCATCATGACTCATTATGTTTGATGGTATTTCTGTTAGGGTTGTTTTTATTGAACAGTCGGGTTTATCTTTTACAAACCACTCTGCGTCAACTTTTGTATTAAATACTCGTAAAGGCTCAAGGTCTTCATCAAGTATTATAAACTGTTTAGTCGTCACATGCACCGCCAACGCAATACTTCCCATGAATAATCTCGTTAGCTATCTCTTCTGAGAGCTTTAAACGTTCTGCGTCATCAATGCTTTGTTCAATTTGTTTGAGTTCATCTGTTTGTAATAGTAGACTAATTTCGTCAACTATTACTTGGGCGTCTTCCGCGTGTGAATCGCCTATCTTATGTTCATTAAGTAGTCTTATGTGATCTTGTAATAAACTTTTTGTTCTTGCGAAAAGGTCTTTACTCATTTTGATCTCTCACTTTCTTTCTTAGTTTTTGTAAATAATAATCTGCTTTGTCTAAATCTTCGACGCCATTCTTCAGTGCAAATCGCCACACATATTTAATTACGTTAGCGACACAGACAGCGACGATTCCAACAAGCCCCGTGGTTGCCGACTCAATGGCATCAATACACTCGACTTTACCTTGAATGTAATGTACCGGCCGATTTACGTTATCTTTCTTCATAATTAAATGTTTGTTTGCCTGTGACATAATACTCTAGCATATCCACATTTGTCTCGTCAATAAGAAGAGCCGTTCCACCCTTAATCGAAATGTCACGCAAATGTTTTTGTTGTAAGGCCGTTGGCTTTCCACCATTGGCCTTACACTCAATACCAAAAAACTTTCCCTTATAGCATGCAACAATATCGGGAACACCACTACTGCCAT